GAACACCCGGCCAGCAGCGGGTAGGGGCCTCTGCTGGCCGGGGCCGCCGGTGCCGTCCCCTGGCAGGTGGGGGGTGTTCGGAGACGGCGTGCGGGGTCTAACCAAAGGTCTCCCTGGCCTTCTCGATCAACGCGCGGACCATGATGGTCCCCAGCACACCGGCGAGCAGCCAGAGGGCCAGGGAGACGATCAGCGCGACCGTCCACCCGACCCACTTAGGCCAAGGCTTAGTCGTCGTGCGCGGGGCACGCATAGTGCGGGTCGACCTTGCACGCCGGGACGTTCTTGTGCGTCGAGCGGTGCGGGCGGTCGCGGTAGATCACCTGCGGCGGGTTGGGCACCGGGGGCATCACGTACTGCGGCGCGGGGGCCGGAGGCACGTTGATCACCACCGGGCTGATCGGCGCGGGCGGCGGCACGACCACGGCCACCTCGTACTTCTGGCGGCAGTCCTGGCCGACCGCGGCGTAGGCGGCCGCGACGTCCTTGTCCTGGCACATCAGGGCGCGGGCGGCGGCGCGATCCCCGAGGGTCTGCGCCATTTCGCGGGCGTTCAGACGGCGCACGCACTGGCTGTCGTTCCACGTCGTGCCCAGCGTGCCGCCGAAGCCCATGACGCTGATCCCACCGCTGGTCGAGCCCATGCAGGTCTCGGTCAGGGTGGTCGAGAGCGCCGGGGCGTACACCTGCGGCGTGGTCTCGAGCTTGGTCTTGGACGGCGTGGTCTGGTTGAAGGTGATGCTCTGCGCGTTGCCCTGGTTCGACGCGTTCGGGTTGGCCGTGGCCGAGGACGTGGACGCCCCGGTGGTGGCCGTGCCACCGGTGGCGGTGGAGTTGGCCGTCGAGGACCCGCCCGCGCCGCCCTCTGAGCGCGAGACGGACCCGGAGAGCGAGACCGCGTTGCTGTCGCTGTCGCTGGTGGCCGTCTGCGGGCCGACGGTGGTCGGGCCGATGGTGATGGGGCCGTTGCCGCCGTTGAAGTTGGTGTTGTTGCTCTGCGACGCCGCGCCAGAGTTGGAACCGGACGACACCGGGCCGACCTGCACGCCGCCGTTGTTGGCCGACGAGCCGCCGTTGACGTTGGCGTTGGTGTTCTGCGCGGTCGCGCCGGACTGGCTGTTGGACTGCGCAGCGTCCCCGGTGACCGGGCCATTGGTTTGCTGCGCGAGCGAGATCGAAGGGAGCGACAGGGCCGCGATGCAGGCGGCCGTCAGCAGGAGACGGGTGTTCATTTCATTACCCCACCAAAGGAAAAAGGGTGGCGGGCGAGGCGACCGAAGCCACCCCGCCCACCGTCTCAGTGGTGTCGCCGGTGCGGAGTTTCCCCCGCGCGGCTAACCACCAAGCTCGGATCGAGAATGAGGGCGGCCGCAGCCACCCGCACCCCCGAGGTTAGAAAGGCCAGGAAGCGTGGCTCGCCGCGGCCGCCGCGCCCGCCTGATTGGCGCCCGAGGTGGAGAAGCTGAGGCCCGTCTGGGTGTGGACCGAGACCGTCGAGCCGGTCGAGGTCGTGCCGGACGTCGCGGCCACCGGGCTCGGGAAACCGCGCGAGGCGGCGGCAGCCGCACCGGAGGTGTTGGTGGCGGCGTTGACGCCGACCGAGGTGGACGGGCCGATCGACAGGGTGTTCGAGCCGGAGGCGACTTGGCTGGAAGCCGCGGTCGAGGCGGCGATATCGGCCGAGGCCGCACCGGCCAGGGCCAGCAGCGCGAGGGCGGCGACGCCCGCGAACAGGTTCTTCATGATGTGGTCATCCTGAAATTGAGAGCGTGACCGGGCCACACCCGTTTCCCCCACCGGGCAGGCCCGGCGAAGCCCGAAGCTAGCAGGGCCGTAACCACGGTCAAGCCACAATCTCGTCTCTTTGTGCGACAGCTGTGGAGGGCGTAACCTACGTGGTGGCAAGTCTCAAAATTTGCCGACATTCGGAGACACCAGATGTCCCTGCTCATGTTCGCGATCCTCTGCGTCGTCATCGTCGGCGTCGCTGTCGGCATCGCCTACTACATCCCCGCCCAACCCCCGTTCGCATGGCTCAAGTGGGCCATCCCGGTCGTCGCCCTGCTGATCGTACTGGTGCTGACCGTGCAGCGCCTCGGCGTCGCAGGCTGAGAGAGGACGCATCATGGCCAAGTCACCGCAGCCCCCGCCCTGGCCCGCCGAGTGGCCGCCCAAGGGAGACGGAGGCGGCATGGCCCACGTCCCCAACAAGGGGAGCGTGGCCGTCCCGGTCCCGGCTCCGACGCCGACCGGCCGCGGCCGCCCCGGCAAGCCCTATCCGAAGGGGTTCTAGGCATGGCCAAGACCCCGAAGACGCCGCCCCCTAAGAAGGCTCCCACGCCGCGCAGCCCGCCCCGGCAGATCGGCGCACCGGCGCGCGTGCTCGACAAGCAGGCTCCGAAGATCGGTCCGATCGGCCCCGGCGGCAGGCCCAACCCCAGCCCGAGCGGGTTCTAAAGTAAATTCGCCTCACAAGGGAATGTGAAGCCATGCCCCTGAACAAGTCGGGATCAAAGAAGGCCGTCAGCGAGAACATTAAGACGGAAATCGCCGCAGGACGCCCACAAAAACAGGCCGTGGCCATCGCGCTGAACGTCCAGCGCAAGGCCAACGGCCACAAGAAGTAGGAGAGGCCGATGGTCAAGAAGCCGAACCCGTTCGAGAAGTCCGGCAAGGACAAGGAGCCGCGCGGCATGAAGGAGGGCTCCAAGGCCGAAGAAGCCCTCGACCGCAAGCAGTCGAGGGCTCCCCCGTTCAAGAAGAAGTAGGCTAGGCCGTCGCGAACGCCTGCTTGCGGCGACGCAGGGTCATGCCCATGCCGCCGAAGCCGACGATCATCAGCGCCCAGGAAGCGGGCTCCGGCACGCCGCCGGTCGGGTTGATCACCGGGCAGTCGATCGTGCAGGTCCCATTGGCGATGAACTCGTGCTCGGTGCCGAACGAGAACTGCAACCCCTTGAAGTGCAGGTTGCTGGCCCCCAGCAGGTCGAAGGTGAAGGTCGCCGTCCCCAGGATGTAGGGGTTGAAGTTGGCAAACCCGCCGTTGGTCGCCCCGAAGCTGGTCGAGGCGATCATATCGGTCGGAGACCCGCCGCCCAGCGCGTCGAGGTAGACGTTGCCGGACACGAGGCTGATATCCCAGCGGGTCGGGTCGCCGGGAACCAGGGTGACGACACCGCCGGAGGTGACGTTGGCCAGCTGGCCATCCTGGGTGAACGCGTCCACGTCGGTGACGTCGGTGGTGAAGTCCAGCAGCACGTCGCTGATCGCCTGATTGGAGGCGAACATGTCGGCGGTGGTGTTGGTGACGGTCAGGGTCACGTGGTCGCCGACAGTGGTGTAGGTGGCCTGGGCCGAGACGTTGTTGCCGTTGGCGTTCGGCGTCGCGTTGAGGATGAAGGTGGTCGCACTGGCCGACGTGGCCAGCAGCGTGGCGGCGCAGGCAAGCGCCAGGGTCTTGAGATACATAGGAAGTGCCCCCTTTGGGTGGTTTCTAGCTAGAGTACAAGAGACTAGCTGGACCGTAGGGGCAAGGCAACCCCAACGCAGCCCTCCCCCGGGCGTGTCGGACAAGGGGAGGGCTGCCCGGGTAGGTCCCCGCCAGCTGGACGGGGATCGTGGTCTCTTACGCCTTGGGCTCGCCGGTGGGCGGCAGGCCCTGGCCCGGGCGCGGCGGCGCACCGCCCGGGAGCGAGTTGTCGATGCCCGGCTGGTCGCCCGGCAGGCCCGCGTCGGGGCGGCCACCGGCTTCCTGGCCGAAGCCCGGGTCGACCGGACGCTGGCCGTTGGGCAGGCTGTTGTCGATCGAGCCGCCGGACCCGCCGGGCAGGCTGTTGTCGACGCCCGGGCCGCCGGGACCGACCACCGGGGTGATCTCGCCACCGATGGCCACGCCCTTGGCGATGACGGTGATGGACACGGTGGCCTCGACCTCGGTCATGCCCTCGCCCAGGTCGCTGTCGGCGACGGCGGTGATGACGGCCTCACCGGCGCTCGGGCCAGCGGTGATGGTGGCCAGCTTGTCGTCGGTGGCGTTGGCCACGACGGTGGCGACGGCCGGGTTGGACGACAGCCAGTCGACGGAGCCGTCGACGTCGGCGGGGTTGCCCGAACTGTTGACGAACTGGACGGCGACGTCGACGGCGTGGGAGGCGAGCAGCTTCATGGGTGTCTCCTGGGTGATGCGGGGCAGAGGCCACGCTTGTCGCTCAGGACTGTGACGCGCGCAACCGTGCTTCGTACTCGGCGATGGCCTGGACGCAGGCGGCCCGGCCCTTGGTGGTCAGGTCGTAGACGTTCATCCTGACCACGCGTCCCGACGGGTTGCGGCGCGGCAGCTTGCCGATGCAGTAGACGTGGCCTGCCTGCACGAGGGCGGCGGTGCGCGGCGAGAAGCTGTCGCGCGGCATATCCCACTGGCGGGCGATCTCGGTGGTCGAGAGCGCCCCCAGCCGGTACAGCGCCATGACGTAGCGGGCGGCCAGCTTGAGGGTCGGCGCGTTGGCGGCGGCCTGATGGCTGGTGGCCGGGTCGGTGGTCCTGGCGCGGCCGGGCATCACGCGATCCTGTCCACCCACTCGATGTAGGTGGTGCCCTTGTGCTGGTAGATGGCGAGGCTGGAGAGCACCGGGCAAATCTCACAGTAGAACTGGATGACCATGCCGGTGCGGCGGCCGCTCGGGTTGCCGCTGCCGCTGTTCGGCCGCGTGGCGACGGACACGTCCCCCTCGTAGCCGCCCACCGAGACCACCTGCACGTCCTCGTCGTCCTCGCCACGCGTGAAGTACCTGATCCCGTCGTGGTGCAGGTTCATGCTGTCGCACGACGGACAGGCCAGCCCGCCATTGCCGGGGTCGATGACCGGCAGCCGCGCCTCGCGCGGCCAGCTGAGTGCGGTGAACGCGCTCATCTAGGTCGGGTCCTCGCCCGGGAGGGTGGCGGGCACGGCCTTGGGCTTGCGCGTGCGGCCACCGCCGCGGGAGGCCGAGCCGCCCTTGGACCCGGCCGACTGGGCAAGGTCACGGTTCTTGGCGAACGACCGCTTCTCGGGCGGCACGGAGCCGCCACCCTTGCGGGCGATCTCGCGGCGGCGTTCGGGGCTCATGGCGGCGAACCCGCGACGGGCGCGGGGCTTGATGATGGTCTCGGTCATGGTCAACTCCTTCGTGATTGGCATAGCTTGATGATTGCGCCAGCGCAATCAGCTTGGCCTTAATCCTCTCCGTCGTAGAAGTGGCTGAGCCGCCACTTGGCCAGCGCCTTGTGGTAGCCCGCGGCCCCGCTGTCGCGGTCCTGGGCTTCCAGGGTGGCGATGGCCAGGATGGTCTTGAACCGGTCCCACTGGACACGCGTGCAGCGTTGCACGTCGAGCAACATCAGGATGGTCTCGAACTCGACCACGATCTGCGGGGGCAGCGGGTCGTCGGGGCGCATCCACTTCACGTCGATGGCGGGCACTATCCGGTCTCCCGTGTCGACCAGGGAGACCCAGGCGGGGACGCGTCCTTGAGGATGGCTTCCACGAGGCGGGTCAGGTCCTGGCCAATGTCCACGCTGATCTCCCCGGTCAGCACCATCGCCGTCACGGTCGCGCGGTAGACCGCGATGGGCAGGCGTATGTCGGGGACGTCGATGGCCGGGTCCTGCTTGGCCACCGCGCGCAGCATGCGCCGCAGGCCCTCGGTGTCCACGTCATGCAGCAGGGCGCGCACCGCAGGGTCACGGAGCCGCTCGGGGTCGTCGTGGAGGCGGGGGATGGCCATGAGAGGTCTCAGAACCACAGATACCGCAGGGGACACCTGCGCCACCGCTGCTCGATCGCGGCGAGGATGTGGTCGGTCACGTCCGGCTGGCCGGTCAGGAGGGCGTTCTCGATCAGGAGGGCGCGCAGCAGGCGATACTTTCGCCTGCTGATGGTCTTGTCGGCCAGCTGGTTGATGATCGGAGACGCGCGTTCGTAGATGTGCTCGGGGACCATCAACTCCCACGCCTGGGCGAAGGCGAGGTGCAGGGTGGGCGGCGTGGGTTTTGACCGCAGGCCGAGCATGCCTGCGATACCGGGCAGGAGGTGGCGGTGGCCATAGCGCACCTGTACGCCCACGGCGATGCGCGAGCACTCGTCGGAGATCGACAGGATCGGCGCGTGAGGACCCTGGCGGGGTTGCTGGCTGGGGAGGGTCATTGGGCCTTCGCCTTCTTCTGCGGCAGATGCGTGGGCAATGGTCGCTCACCGAAGGCCACAAGCCAAGCTGAGACGATCATCTTCTCCGCGGTCTCGCGGATGAACCTGTTCTGGCTGTAGGCGTGCGCCTGATTGAAGCGACGGACGGCGTCGGGATCGACCACCGGGATGATCGGTACGCTGGACGGTGCGCCATTGACGTATGCGTAGTAGAGCATCTGAGTGTCCGGCTTCGCATAGGTGTGGCCACTGGCGTTGATGATGCGGGTCATAGCGCCGAGCCGGGTCTCGCCCCACCTATCGGCCAGCTGCGCGATCATGTTCCGTGCGATGTGCGAGACGTAGATGTTGATGCGTTTACGCGGCGCTAACTTACGCGCGATGGATTGGCGCGGCGTAGACTGCGTTGCGACGTGCCTAAGATAGCGTTTAGACGGCGGCATGTGATGCTCACTAAGGCTGGATGAGAGGCCAAGAGTGCGCTTTTAGCGTGACTGTAGTCAATAGGAGGGGGTAATTTTCACGTTGGGAGGGGGAATTTTCACGAACCGCGTAAATTCGTGTGACCGGATTATTGAGGAGGATCAATAACATCACTCATATATTGCTCTTTTCACCGTGTTTCCGAGGATCTTTTTTTCCGGGGGTGGAGGGCTAAGATAAAATAGGCCGCCCTTAAACCTAAACCTCGGGCGCGCGCGGGGGGGGCTATCCTGATTTTGAATGAAAAGAATAATTATTATTAAGAGTAGAGAATGTATGTGCAATTTCAGTGGTTTAGACTTTCGAACGGATTTTCAGGATAGTAAACGACCTATCAGCATATTGATATTGCAATATATTTTAGCCTGTCAGGGTGTCGGTTTTCCGTCGCGCGCAAGCGCGCACTGGCCTTCCCCCCGCCCGCCAGCTGATTGCGCCAGCGCAATTAAACCGACAACGCATTTTAGCTTGACGCATCTGTCAAACGCTAGACGCGTGGGTTATTTGATTGCGCTAGCGCAATCAAACCCGATGCATAGGCCAAAAAAAGCCCCTCGCGTTTCCGCGAGGGGCTTAGTCGGTTAGTCGGTGTTAGGCGGCTTTCTTAATCGTGTGGAGCCGCTTGGCTTCCTGACGCGCCTTGGCGACGTCCAAGCCGGGTTCAAACGCTTCCGTCGACGCCAGATCAATCAGCCATGCGGCCAAGCGATCAGGGAAGCGTTCCGCCGCAATGGCGAGACGCAGCGCGGCGTTGGCGTCCGTCGGGAAGATCGCCTCTGCGGCGACAAGCGCCGGACGGGCGGCGTTGTTACCGCCTTCCGCCTTGGCCGCGTCACCTGCGGAACCGTCCGCGTCCGTCCCGTTCAGCGCGGCCGCCTTGGCGTCCGTCGCAGCCTTGGCGGCCGCCAGCTTGGCCGCCTTGTCAGCGGCCGCCTTGGCCGCCTTCTCAGCGTCCGTCAGGAGCTTGGCCCCCGAGCGCGGCGAAAGCGTCCCGTCCGGTTCGTGGGCCATAACCCACGTCCCGTCAGGATACTTGGCGTCGCGAAGCAACGGGCGAACCCGTTCGCAGTAGGAACCGGCGCTTTCGCCCGCCAGAGGGTCGGAGAAGTGCGGAACCTTCGGAACCGCCTTGTCGCCTTCCCAGTCGAGCGGACGCGTCATCGCAGCGATGACAATCGTCTTCACGCGGCTGACATGCGAGGCGACCGAAGACGCGGCCAAATACTTGCCCGCTTCCTTAGTCACCTTCACCGCCAGTCCCTTCGCCCAAACATCTTCCGTCAGGAGAACCCCGGCAATCGCCGTGGTCGCCTTGCGGATGTTGCGGAGAAGGTCGCGCTCAATCCGAGCGCGTGCGTCACGATCAAGCTTGAACGCGTGGCCAATGCCCTTCGCCAGCTTGGCCGCGTCATCATCCGAAAAGGGGATGATGACGGAAGCGGCGGGGGCGGGGGCGTTGTTCGTTTGCGTGGTCATAGCCTTGTTTCCTTTGACATAAATCCGTTCGCACCTTGAACCCGGACGGGCGGCGCGTCGGAGGGTTCGCCCTTCGCCGACTAGGCGAGGGTGGAAACCCTATTCAGTGTCCAAGCGCCCCCGCCCCCTTGTCCGGGGGGAAGCGTGCCGCCTTTGCTGGCGTGACTGTCAAAGAACGGTAGCAAAACCGTTTCAGCCCGTAATGAGGGGCCGAGCACAATAGATAGGTATTCCAAGGGCTTATTGCAAGAGGGGACGCGTCACAGGCAAGGCGGGGGGGCGGGGGGGCATGGGGCCAAGGGGGGCCGGGCGGGGGTGGGCCGTTAAGCACCTCTCTCAGCACAAGACCCCAAAAACCCTCCCCCGTCAAATGACGAGACACCTCCGTCCCTTCACGTCGCTTTCCGGTCCTTGTCCCCCGCCTCAAATCGTCTCAAGGTGCCCGCCCATGCACAGCATGGCCGACGTCCTCCAACCCCTGCTTCCGTGGCCCGAAGGAGTGTTGATGGCCCCCACCTCGTCCCCGACCCCCCAGATCGAAGGCGACAGCCTCCGCGTCACCGACGACTACTCCGCGGCCCGCGCCCCGCATCCCACAAGCCGCGTCTCCCTGGACGACATCGAGGCCGAGATCACCTGCGTCCACTACCTCAACGCAGGCGAAGCCGTGCTCGACACCGGCATGGACCCGACCACCTCGGAAGGCCGCGTCACGATCGCCCTGCTGACCATGGCCAACAGCTTCGTGGTCGTGGGCAAGTCCGCCCCGATGGACCCGGCCAACTTCGACCCCGAGAAGGGGAAACGCTTCGCCTACGAGGACGCCGTGCGCCAGCTGTGGCCGCTCATGGCCTACTCCCGCCTCGATCGCGCGCCGGTCACCCTGCGCGATGACGACCCCGTCCATGTTCTCCTCGCTGACGAGGAGGACGAAGACGACGAGGACCCGGGAGAACCTGAGAGCGGCGATTGAAAACCGCCCCGCCACGGCTTAGATTAGCCCGGCACGGTGAACGAACGGCAAAGCCAGCCCCCCCGGCGCTCAACGGTCGAACACCCAGGACCCTGGCCGCCTAGGCGGCCAGGGTCTAGCATTCCAGGCCATGCCCGACCTCGCCCTCAGCCCGATCCTCTACTTCGACCCGCAACTCGTGGCCGAGTTGGCGCTGGGCGCTGAGCCGCCGCTGACCATCGCCGAACGCTATGGCCTGGACGTCGACACCTACGACCACTTGGCCGCCCAGCCGTGGTTCAACGAGCTCGTCGCCCGCAAGCGCACAGAATTCCATGAAGATGGAGTTCTTTTCACGGCCAAGGCAGGCATGATGGCCGAGGCGCTGATCACCCGGCTGTTCCAGCAGTCCATGGCCGGGAGCCTCGCCGCCCCGCTGATGGTCGAGATGGCCAAGCAGCTGTCCGACATCGGGCGGCTCAAGCCCTCCTCTTTGGCCGCGGCCGCCGCGTCCGGCCCACCCTTCCAGATCAACATTCAGGTCAACGGGCTGGACGTGGTCCACTCCCACGCGCCGCAGGAGCTTGTCCCGGTGGCCGAGGTCGCGACCGAGATGGTCATCGACTTCGCGCCCGGGCTGCCGCCCCCGCCCCCTGCGCTCAAGGTGCCCGACTTCGACCTGCGCCCCAGCGCCCTGGTGGGCACGGCGCAGGCACAGCATGCGGCGCGGGGTGTCGACACCCCGCACCCAAGCGCATCCTCTGCGGTGGCCCAACACGCCGCAGGCGCGTCCCCGGCTGGACCATCCCGGTCCCTCGACACGCAGCCGGGGGCGTCGTCCCCTGCCGTCGGCCTTCCCACCCGGGCTCGCCCGGCGTAAGCTCCCCGCCTCAGCCTCTGCCGGGCGACTGCGGCCGCCCGGCCTCATGGAGACGACACCATGCCCGGTCTCTCGACCCAACTCCCCCCGCCCGGTCCCAAGCAGGTCATCGCGGCCGCCAAGGTCGGGGGCGGCGCGGCCACCCTGGCCACCGACCCCACCGTCATCAACGCGCCGTTCGTCAAGGTCTCGGCCGTGGCCACCGCCGCCGACAGCGTCACCCTGCCGCTCACCCAGGGCGGCGACCAAATCCTCATCCAGAACCAGGGCGCGGCCTCGATGACCGTCTGGGGCTGGGGCGGCGCGACCATCAACGGGGCCGCCTCGCTGGCGCAAGCCAATGGCCTCGGCGCGCTGTACGTGGCGTCCCTGGAAGGGACGTGGACACGCTTCCTCCAAGGCTGACACGTCGGCCTTGATCTCTCGCTGCGCGGCTCGGGCCAGCCGCGCAGCGGCTGGACCTTGTTTCAGTCCTGTGGATAACCTCGGCCCATGACCGAGGTGCTGACCTACACCCCGCCGCCCAGCGTCGCCGGGTTCTTCCTCGACGACCGGTTCATCGACCTGATCGTCGGGCCGATCGGGTCGACCAAGACCACCGCGGCGATCATGAAGATCGCCTACCACGCCAGCCAGATGGCCAGATGCCGCGATGGTGTGAGGAGAAGCAAAGCAGTATGGGTCCGCAATACTCGGGAACAACTAAAGGATACGAGTATTCCCGATTTCTTGCGTTGGTTTCCAGATGGGCTCGCCGGGAATTTCATTCGGACAGACCTGAAATTCATGCTGCGCTTCGGCAACGTGGAGTGCGAGGTGCTGTTCCGGGGACTGGATGACCAGAACGACGTTCGCCGCCTGCTCTCCCTGCAGACGTCGTTTGGCATCCTCGATGAATTCCGAGAGATCAATCAGGCGGTCTATGACGCCCTGCAGGGCCGGGTCGGCCGCTATCCAAGCAAGCTCGACAATGGCGTCGGGTGCGTTACCGACGACGGCCGCGAGAACAAACACATCTGGGGCTGCTCGAACCCGCCGGACATGGACAGCCATTGGGAGAAGCTGCTCTCTGATCCACCGTCCAATGTCAGCGCGCACTTCCAGCCCTCCGGCCTCAGCGCCGAGGCCGACTGGCTCGAGTACCTGCCGCAGGACTACTACCAGAACCTCGCGGAGGGGAAGTCGCAGGACTGGATCGACGTCTACATCCACGCCAAGTTCGGCCGCACCCTGGCAGGTCTGCCCGTCTACCGCACCTTCAAGCCCGACTTCCACATCGCCAAGGCCCCGCTCAATCCGATCAGGATCATCGACCGGCCGCTGATCCTGGGGATGGACTTCGGCCTTAACCCCAGCGTCACCATCAACCAGATCGACCTGCGCGGGCGGTTCCTGACCTACGACGCCCTGACCTCCGACAACATGGGCATCGAGCGGTTCATCGAGCAGCAGCTGAAACCCAAGCTGGCCAGCAAGTACCCGGGGTTCTCGATCATCATCGTCGGCGACCCGGCGGGCCAGCAGCGCGCCCAGACCAACGAGCGCACCTGCTTCGACATGCTGCGGCAGGCCCGCCTGAACGCGGTGCCCGCGCGCACCAACAACATCGCCGCGCGCATCGCCGCGGTGGAGAAGTACCTCAACCGGCAGATCGACGGCGGCCCGGCGCGGCTCCTCTGTCCTGAGGGGGCCAAGCCGCTGATCGCCGCCTACCGTGGGGGCTACCGCTACAAGCTCAAGAAGTCGGGCGACGCCGAGGACCTGCCGGACAAGGGCAGCCCCTACTCCCACATCGCCGACGCCGACCAGTACGCGGCCCTGCACGCCGACGCCGAGCAGGGGGGAAACCCCTGGTCGGCTCGACAGCAGGCGCGTCCTGTGCAGAGGGTGAACGCGCTCGGTTGGACATGACACAGCAGGACGTGTCGACACGTCCTGCGCTATAGGAAACCCCCATGGCCGTCACCCCCGCCCCCTATGGCCAGCCCGCCACCGTCGGTCCGCAGCAGGTCGGCCTGCCGGGGATGCCGCCGCCCGCCGCCGCCCCCACTTCGACCGCTGTGGTCATCCAGCACCCGGCCATGCGGGCCATGAGCCTGGGCGCGCTGCAGCAGCGCGACGCCGATGCGCGGAGCGAGGCTGAGGACCGGCAGGCCCAACCGCTGATCACCGGGCTGGCCGGGCACATCCACCACAAGTTCGTGCTGGCCCGCGACGCGCGGCGCTACGCCGACGTCGAGCAGCGGATGATCGACAACATGCGGGCGCGGCGGTCGATCTACACCCCGCAGAAGCTGGCGGCGATCCGCATCGAGGGCGGCAGCGAGGTCTACGCCGGGCTCACCGGCCAGAAGTGCCGCGCCGCCTCGGCGTGGATCAGGGACGTGATGATGTCCACCGGCGAGGACCGGCCGTGGTCGATCAAGCCGACCAAGGTCCCCGAGCTTCCGCCGGAGGTGAACGACCTCATCGTGCAGCAGGCGATGGGGCCGCTCAAGGAACAGCTGCTGGCCGCGGCCCAGGGCAACGGGCCGCCGCCGGACCCCGGCTCGACCGTCCACATGATGTCGATGATGCGCGATCAGGCGAAGGAGGCGCTGCGCCAGGAGGCTGACAAACGCTGCGTCCGCATGGCCGACAAGATGGAGGACCAACTCCTAGAGGGCGGCTTCCTCGACGCGATGGACCAGTTCATCAACGACCTGACCACCTTCCCCACCGCCATCGTCAAGGGGCCGGTGATCCGCATGAAGCCCATGCTGACCTGGGGGCCGGACAACCAGCCGGTGGTGCAGATCAAGCTGGTGAAGGAGTGGGACCGGGTCGACCCGTTCAAGTTCTACCCCAGCCCGGCGGCGACCTGCATCGACGACGGCGACATGATCGAGAAGCACCGGCTGTCGCGGAAGGACCTGCAGGACCTCAAGGGCGTGCCCGGCTACGACAGCGGGGCCATCGACATGGTGCTCGACAACTATGGTCGCTCGGGGCTGCTGAACTACCTCTACGACGACATGGACCACGACGACGCCGCCGGGCGGCCGCAGACGACCCTGGCCTCCAACCCCGACGGCCTGATCGACGCCCTGCAGTACTGGGGGTTCGTGCAGGGCCAGCTGCTGCTGGACTGGGGGATGACCAAGCAGCAGGTCCCCGACGCCATGAAGGAGTACATGATCGAGGGGTGGCTGGTCGGACCCTACGTCATCAAGGCCATGCTCAATCCCGACCCGCTGAACCGCAAGCCCTACTACGCCGCCAGTTTCGAGCGGGTGCCGGGGACCTTCTGGGGTCACAGCGTCTGCGATCTGGTCCGTGATCCCCAGGACATCTGCAACGCCGCGGCCCGCAGCATGATCAACAACGCCGCCCTGGCCAGCGGACCGCAGGTGGGCATCCTCACCGATCGCATCGCGCCCGGGGAGCAGATCACCCAACTCAAGCCGTGGCGCATCTGGCAGCTGAACAGCGACCCGATGGGCGGGGCCAGCGCCGACCCGCCGATCCGGTTCTTCCAGCCGCAGAGCATCCTCGGCGACCTGATGCAGCTGTTCGACAAGTTCTCAACCATGGCCGACGATTACTCGGGCATCCCCCGGTACATGACCGGCACCGCGCAGGCGGGCGGCGCGGGCCGGACCGCCTCCGGCCTCAGCATGCTGATGGGCAACGCGGGGAAGATGATCACCTCGGTGATCCAGAACATCGACCTCAACATCATCGAGCCCCTCTTGGAGCGGCTGTACTACTTCAACATGCGCTACGAGACCGACCCGGAGCTCAAGGGCGACGTCTGCATCTCGGCCAAGGGGGCGAGCAACATCGTCGCCAAGGACGCCGCCCAGGTCCGCCGCAACGAGTTCCTGGCCACCACCGCCAACCCGATCGACATGCAGATCATGGGGATCGAGGGCCGCGCCGCGGTGCTGCGCGAGACGGCGAAGACCCTGCAGATGGACACCGACAAGGTGGTCCCCGACACCGACGCCTTGCGCGAGCGGCTGGCGGTCAAGGCCGCGCTTACCGCCCCCGACCCCAACGCGCCGCCAGGGGCGGGCGGCGCGGGCGGCGCACCGCCGGGGCCGGGCGGGGTCGCCGGTGGGTCGCCGCCGGGGCCGGGCTCGCAACAGGGCAATGCCCAGCAGCTGACCAACGGGGCTCCGGTCACCGACACCTTCGGGTCGGGGATGTAGTTGACAAATCAGGCACGTAGCACCAGCGTGCCGCCGGATGTTGACCAAGCCCACCGCGGCCGCCCTGACTGCCCTTGCGCAGCTTGAGGAGACCCCCCGGTGGCGCGACATCAGCACCATGCTTGAGGACGAGATCGAGGCCCTGACCAAGCGACTGCTGGGCGCGCGGGAGACCGCAGACGTCCACGAGCTTCGGGGCCGCATCTCGTCCCTGAGAGAATTCCGGCAGACGGTGCTCGACGCACGCGTTATGCTGGCCAACGTGGGACGCACAGTCCCGCTCGCATGAGCTGACCAGAGGGATACCGGCCCAGCCGACCCCAGATGCAGCCGGAGATGCGGATGAGAGATCGAGTGCCCGAGGCCGTGAAGCGGCAAGCGGAAGCCATGGACGCCCTGGACGCGGAGCTTACCGCCCCACCCCAGGAGACCCCACAGGACCCGCCGCCGTCGGAGCCCCCGGCCGAGCCGCCCGCCGCGCCGCCCCCGGCCGCCGAGGACTGGCAGCACAAGTTCCAGACCCTGCAGGGGAAGTACAACGCCGAGGTTCCTGGCCTTAGGAACCAAATCGCTGAACTCACCCGACAGGTCGAGGAGCTTACCGCCAAGCCCGCTGCGACACCGGAGCCGCCGCCCGCGCCGCCCGCGCCGAAGCTGATCACGGACGAGGACACCGAGACCTATGGAGCCGACCTGATTGACCTGATCCGTCGTGTGGCCGTGGAAACGGACGCCGGGGAGAAGGCCAGACTGCAGGGCGAGATCGCCGATATGCGCAAGCAGATGGCGGCCCAGGCGACACAGGTTGAGACCGTGGCGGGAAACGTCGCGGACGAGCGACGGGCGACCTACTTCACCGAACTGGCGAAGCTCTGCCCGACCTATGAGGAGACCGACGGCCGCCAGGACTTCAAGGACTGGCTGGTGCAGTTGGACGACTTTAGCGGGCTCGTGCGCAACGACATCCTGCAGGCCGCCTACGCCCGCTTCGATGCGGACCGGACCGCCAAGGTCTTCAACCAGTTCCTCGGGGCCATACCAGCCGCACCCGCACCGCCGGTCCCACCCGTCGATCCACAGGCCGAACTGTCCGAACAGGTGTCGCCGGGCCAAGCCCGCGCGTCCTCGGTTCCGGCCCCCGACGACGGCAAGAAGGTCTGGTCCATCACCGAGATGGATCAGTTCTACAAGGACTTCGCCAGGGGTGTGTATCGGGGACAGCTGGACGTGGCCAAGCGCATCGAAGCGGACATCGACAGGGCTCTCGCTGAGGGACGCGTCCACTAGGACCGTCCGGGTGAGGGCCTCGACCCTCACCCCCAGCGCGAGAGACGCTCATGGCCCAAGTCGGCGTTGCCGTTCAACCTCCCTTCGTTACGACCCCGCCTTATTCAGGGGCGTTCATTCCGCAGCTGTGGTCAGGCAAGCTGAACGTCAAGTTCTATGCCACCACGGTGTTCGGTGAGATCGCCAACACGTCCTACGAGGGCGAGATCAAGGGGATGGGTGACACCATCACCATCAACAACATCCCGACGATCGCGATCAACGACTACACGGTCGGCCAGAACCTCAACTACCAAGTGCCGCCGCCCAACACGATCGACCTGAACATCAACAAGGCGAAGTACTTCGGGGTGAACGTCTCCGACGTCCTCGAATATCAGGCCAAGCCCGCCCTGATGTCGATGTTCACCGACGACGCCACCAAGCAGATGGCCATCGCCATCGACCGGCAAATCCTGCTGGAAGAATTCAACAATGGTGCGGCCGCCAACAAGGGCGCGACTGCGGGCGTCATCTCCGCGGCGATCCCGCTGGGCACCGACGCCGCGCCGCTCGACCTGTCGACCGCGCCCGACCAAATCCTCAAGACGATCCTGGGGATGGCCACCGCGCTCGACGAGCAGAACGTGCCCGACACCGAGCGGTGGATCGTCATCGACCCCGCCACCCGGCTGCGCCTGATGCAGTCGCCCCTCCAACAGGCGTACCTGACCGGGGACGACAAGAGCATCCTGCGCAACGGCAAGCTCGGGGTCATCGACCGGTTCACGATCTACCTGTCGAACCAGCTGCCGAAGGCGGCCGCGGGCTTCAACCCGGACGGCACCGTCAACGGCGGGTCGCTCGCGCGCCGCATGCTGGTCGCCGGGCACTCCTCGGCCCTCACCTTCGCCGCCCAGATCACCAAGACCGAGAGCCTGCAGAACCCGAACGACTTCGGGCAGCTGGTGCGCGGCCTCAACGTGTTCGGCAAGAAGATGATCAAGCCGGAAGCCTGGGTGCTGGCGCAGGTCCAGAAGTAGGCGGTCTCCCTCCGCTGGACAGCGATGCCGGGGTGGCCGACAACACCCCGGCGTTCTGTCTTGTGAGACCCCAATGGCCGTCACCGCACAGACCATCATCTCGCGCGTCCGCACGCAGCTGATCGACGAATTGCCGACCAAGCGGTGGACCGACGACGAGCTCCTGCGGTGGCTCTCCGACGCCCAGCGAACTGTGGTCGCCATAAAGCCCTCGCAGGGCCTCGTGCAGACCTCGATCCAGCTGGTGCCCGGCACCATGCAGACCTTGCCGCCGGGGATGTTCCTGCTGCTCGACATCCAGCGGAACCTGGGTCTGGACGGCAACACGCCGGGCCGGGCGGTGACCCAGATCAGCCGCGAGAACCTCGATCGCGTGGAGCCGAACTGGCACGCGTCGCTCAGGAGCGACGTCACCCTGCACTACCTCTACGACACCAAGCAGCCGCTGGTGTTCTTCGTCTACCCGCCGTCGACCGGGCAGAACTGGCTCGACCTCAACTACGCCCAGACCCCGCCCGACTTCACCGCGCTCACCGATCCGATGACCATCGAGGTGCTCTACCAGACGGCGCTGTTCGACTACGTCATGTTCCGCGCCCACCAGAAGGACAGCGACTACTCCGCGGGCGAGAGCAAGGCGCAGGTCTACCTCGCCCTGTTCCAGATGTTCGTCGGCGTGCATGAGGGGGCGAAGGTGGAAGACGCCCCGCCTGACCCGGACAGGGGAGCCGTCGCATGACCGCGATCTTCGACCTGACCCCGCTGATCCTTCCGTTCGTGCGCGACTGCTCGACCCCGGCCGCGGTGATCGCCGCGCGCTTCGCCGCCATTGAGTTCTACAAAAACACGCTGTGGCAGCAGGAGGAGCTTGAGCCGGTCGACCTGTTCGAGGGACAGGCCACCTACCCGATCGACACCATGCCCAACACCGTCCCGGCCGCGGTGATGCGGGTGAAGATCGACGGCATCAACCTGCCGCTGACGTTCGCCACCAAGGACAGGCTCGACCAGCTATACCACTACACCGACTGGACCACCCTGGTCGGCAACCCGCGCTACTGCACCCAGATCGTCACCGACCAGATCATCCTCGTGCCCGCGCCGGACGACATCATCGCCCAGCCCAAGGCGATGAAGCTGCTGGTCGCCACCCAGCCGACGCCGGACGCCGACGAGATCGACGACGAGGTGTTCAGCTACTACGCCGAGACCCTGGCCTACGGGGCTCGAGCCCGGCTGGTGGAGACCGCGGGCCAGCCCTACTACGACCCGCAAAGCGCGCCGTTCCTGTGGAAGAAGTTCTACGTAGGGATCAGCGAGGCGAAGGCGCGGCGCATGCGCGAGCACACCCGGGCGGTCCAGTCCGTGCAGCTGAGGCCCTGGGTATGAGCACGGCGCGCATCAAGCTCGTGGTCGGCGACACCCGGCCGATGGTCTACATCCAGCTGAAACAGCCGGGTGCGCCGATCGACACGCCGCTCGATGTGTCGAATGCGGCGGTGAAGCTGCGGTTCAAGCCCTGGGGCGAGGACACCGTGCTGTTCGCGCTCGACGGCGAGAAGCTGCCCGGCACCCTGCAGGCCGACCTGCAGACCCCCGACCTGACGCAGTACCCGGTGGGCGGCAGCGGCGGGCGCGTGCGGTTCGGCTTCATCCAGGGGAACCTGAACCTGCCGCCTGGGCGCTACCTGGGCGAGGTCGAGGTGACCTACGGGCCGGGGAGCGTGTTCACCGCCTTCGCGCCCTTGGAGTTCCAGCTGCGCGAGCAGTTCGCATGAGCACGCGGTCGAACCTCCTCACGCTCGTACCGGACGTCGACCTCAAGTGGTCGACCTGGGTCGACTACTTCGCCGACCCTCGATACGCCGACCACTTCCCTGTCTTCGACGACTTCGTCTACGCGGTGACCTACGAGCGCACGCCGGACGAGTTCATCTTCACGTCGGACGAGGTGTCGCTCTACACCGGGTTCACGCGCGCCCCGGCGGATACGACGACCCTGGCGGACATCTTCACGTTCGATGCCACCTACATCCGCGCGTTCGCCGACCCGATGGTCGTCACCGACGACATCACCCTGATCCTGGGCACCACCGCCAACGTCAACTACGCCGACGCCGTGGCGATGACCGAGGTGTTCGGCACGGCCCTGACCATGCCGCGCAGCCTCGCCGACAGCGTGGCGATGAGCGAAGCGTTCTCGTCGATCAGCACCGTGGTGCTGAACGTCGCCGACGTTGCGACGATGTACGACGTCGGTCAGAACTTCGACAGCTACTGGCCGTATGTGGAGGCGCTGTTCCACTTCGACGCCGGGAGTTCGGCGAACGGCGGCAACAACCTCAACTGGATCGACAGCAGTCCCTACAACAAGACGGTGCTGACCTCCACCCAACTGCCGTTCCAGGGGACGGTCTCGCCCTATGTCGGCGCGAATACCAGCTTCGCGGACTACTCCGGGATTGGCGGCTCGGCCTACTTCGGCGCGGTCGGCACGGACAGCCTGTACTCGCCGCAGAGCGACCACTTCCACTTCCCGCCCGGCACCGACTTCACCATCGAGTGCTGGGTCTACATCACCGACAACTCGCCGCCGGACTACAACGGCGACCGCACGGCCTGCATCCTGTCGACCTATCCGACGGACGTCCATCACGGCGGCTGGACCATCAACCTGCAGGGGGTCGGCGGCAGCGGCGTCACCGGGGCGAACGCGGTCTATCTGGAGAAGGTCGGCCCCGGGGGCTCGACCTATGACGCGGTCGTCGCGGGCGGCATTTCGCAGCGCAAGTGGCACCACATCGCGGTCTGCCGCGCGGGAACCGTGACCCGCATCTTCCTCGATGGTGTGCTCGGCGTCACCCAGACGATGAACGATCAGGACGTGCTGGCCAACGGTCCGCTGGTGCTCGGCCGGGACGCCGCGCCTGGGATCAACCGCTACTTCAAGGGCTACATTGCTGACGTCCGCATCAGCAAGGGCGCGGCCTACTACGTGTCCAACTTCACCCCGCCGACGACGAAGACCGACGGCTCCAGTCTCGCGACCGCGATCAAGCTTGAGTTCTCCAACGCGGCGGTCTTCGACAGCGCCCGTAAGAGCGACATGCACTTGGACGGCACAGTCCTGCTAGGGACAGGTCCGTGGGGGAGCCCGGCGATCTACTTCGACGGCAACAGCCGCAACGTCCAAACGCCGTTCGCCTTGTCGGTGGCTGAACGCTTCGCCGTCATGGACCGGGACTTCACGATGGAGTGCTGGTTCTGGTTGGCGGGCGACAGCCCTGTACTCCCAGCCAACGGTATTCGCGACGGCACGTTGATGACGACGTGGCCAAACGGTGCTGCGGCCAGTGGGCTGCTGGTCTATATCATCGGTAACGCCAATACGACTGGCGACGGGATTGCCTGCAGCATTTCGGATACTAATGGCAATGCTGAATACTGCACGTATTGGGGTGCGATCACCAAGAATGCTTGGCATCATGTCGCGTTCAGTCGGACCGGTGGAAACCTCTACCTCCACTACGACGGCGTCATGGTGATCACCACACCGGCGAGCAAGGTCGTCGCCACTCCAGCCACGCCGCCGTACGCCGGTCCGCTCCTGCTGGGGATGACGGCCTATCCTGGCTGGGCAATGGCCTTCAACGGCTACATCGACGACTTCCGCTTCACCATCGGCAAGGGTCGCTACGGCGCGACAAACTTTGGACCGCCAAACGCGCCGTTCCCGAACGGGGTCGCAGCCTACACCGACGTCTACAACCGCGTGTTCTCCGACAGCGTGACCATGAGCGAGGCGGGCACGTTCGACATGCCCGCGTCGACGACGTTCGATCCCGCTCTGGTCGGCTCGGTCATCACGCTCTCCGGCGGCAACCTGATCGCTTCGCGCAACAGCGGCGCGCAGTACAACTGCGCCCGCTCGACCACCGGCAAGACCACCGGCAAGTGGTACGCCGAGATGAAGCCTGTCGCGGGCAGCAGCGGTGACATCGGCTTCGGCGTCGGCCGGGCGTCCTTCGCGCTGACCGCCACCTACCCCGGCTCGGCCGCCCCCTCGGTGGGGTTCAGGAACAACGGCTTCGGCAATAACGATGGCACGCCGTGGGCGTCCGGTGCTGCGGACTTGACTGTGCCTAACGGGGGCACGGTCTGCATCGCTGTCGACGCGTCGGCTGGTCTGGTGTGGCTTGGAAAGAACGGCGCGCCGACGTGGAACAACAATCCGGCGGCGGACCCGGCGACCGGCGTGGGTGGCCTCGTGCTCTCCGGGTCCGGCGCGATCCACCTGCTCACCGGCATGTACACGCCGCCCGATCAGGTCAGCCTCAACTGCGGCCAGAGCGCGTTCGTCCACCCGATCCCGGTCGGCTTCTCGCGGTGGGGCTAGACCTGCGCATGTTGCACCCCACCCCCCCAACAGGTAGCGTCCCACCGCGACGCCGGAGCTATGACGATGCTCGATGACGCACTCACGATCACCGGCCGCGTGCAGCTGGAATTGCGTGACGAGTACGGTCGGCTCAAGCAGCTGACTGAGGTTCCCAACCTCGTCCACACCATGGGCAAGGGCGTGATCGCCGCCCGGATGGTCGCTGCCCAGGCGTTGCCTGCCGTGTCCCACATGGCGGTCGGCACTGGCAGCATCGCGCCGGGGGCAGGCGATCAGACTTTGCAGGCCGAAGTCGCCCGGATCGCGCTCACCTCGACGAACGTGGCCGCAGCAGTGATCACCTACGGCGCGTCGTTCGGACCGGGCGTTGGCACTGGCGCGCTGCAGGAGGCGGGCTTGTTCTGTAACGGGACGCCAGGGTCCGGTCTGCCCGGCCTCGCGCGCACCACCTTCGCGGTGATCAACAAGGCTGCCGGGGACACGCTGAACGTCAGCTGGACCGTGACGATTGGATAGGTGACCTGATGCTCCACGCGCCCATCAAGCTGACCGGTGCTCTTGAGCTTCGCCTCGAACGCGAGGACGGCAGCATCGAGGTCACCACGGTCGAGAACCTCGTCCTGACCCTGGGCAAGGGCGTCGTCGCTGATCGCATGAAGGCGGTGCCGACGACGTCGCACTTCACCCACATGGCGGTCGGCACCGGTTCAAGCCCGGTCGGCGTCGGCGACATCGGACTGGCCGCCGAGATCGCTCGCGTCGTGCTGGGCGCTGCCACGGTTGCGGCGGCGGTGGTCACCTACACCGCGCAGTTCGGACCTGGGGTCGGCACCGGGGCGCTGCAGGAGGCGGGCATCTTCAACGCCGCCGGTGGCGGGGTGGAGCTTTGCCGTACTCTGTTCGCCATCATCAACAAGGCGGCGGGTGACACGCTCAATGTGACGTGGACCGTCACGGTCGGGTAGGCCCATGCCTGGACCCCTGTTCGCCAACAACGCATCAGGCACCCTGGCCAGCAGCTACAGCGCCGCGGCGACCGCGATCACGCTGAACGCCAACCAGGGCCTGCTTTTCCCTGCGCCGAGCGCCGGTGACTGGTTCATGGCGACCATCACCAACGCCCTGAACCAGATCGAGATCGTCAAGGTCACGGCGAAAGCTGGTGACACGTTCACCGTGGTGCGAGGTCAGGAAGGCACCAGTGCGCGCGCCCTCGCCGCCGGAGACAAGATCGACAACCGCCTCACCGCCGGGACGCTCATGCTCATCAGGAGCACTCCGGTCGATCCGACCACCATTCCTGACAACTCGGTCAACGGCAGCAAGCTGGTCGATGGGTCGGTCTCGAACGCCAAGCTGGCGGGCGGGATTACCGCCGCCAAGCTGGCCGGGGGGATCGACAACAGCAAGCTGGCCGCTGGCGTGGCCATTGCCAACCTGGGCTTCACGCCGGTCAACCAGGGCGGTGGCATCAGCCAGACCAGCGACAACGTCTTCATCGGCTGGTCGACGGCGAACAAGCTGCGGCTGACGGTCGGGGTCACCGACCTGGGGTTCATCCTGACGGAGCGTCAGGACGGCAGCGCCGGGTCGGCGGGCTACCGCGGCGTGCCGCCGAACTACGAGGACGCCGACTACACCATCGGCACCATCGACAACGGCCGTTCCATCGTCCACTCGTTGGGCATCCACACCTACACCCTGCCGCCCGACAGCACGCCGATCGACCCCGGTGGCATCGTCCAGATCATCAACCGGGTCGGCGCAGGTGTGCTCGCCATCGCCCCCGGCGCAGGTGTGACCCTGATCGCCGTGCCCGGCGGGGCGAGCGGCGCACGGTCCCTGGCCGCGCCCGGTGTCGCCACCGCTGAGAAGGTCGGCTCCAACACGTGGTACGTCTATGGCGCGGGGCTGACGTGACCGGCGCGCTCCTCGGGGCGTCGAGTGTGGGTGGCCCGCCGATCCTGCCCGCGCCCCCAGGCGGTGGCGGTGGAGGAGGCGACACAGGTACTGGCGGCGGCGGCACCGATCCCGGCGGCGGGGGCGGCACCGGTCCAGGTCCCTCGCCGACCGTCACGGTCACCCCGGCGACGATCACCTCGCACAAGCCGCACGGCGGCACCTCGACCTTCACGTTCAGTTCGGTCGTGGCCGGTGGGACCGGCCCCTACGCCTATGCCTGGGACGAGGGCGACGGCGTTCGCGATGGGCCGACGGTGACCTTCTCCAAGCATGCCCCGGCCGACGACGAGGCCGACGGCATCGTCAACCTTACTGTCACCGACGCCACCGGCGCGGTAGGACATGGCTCCGGCCAGTGGTTCGCACTCGGCTTTTGAGGAAGGAAACCGTCATGCAATTCGAGGAAGCCCTGAAGAAAATCGAAGGCGCGCAGTCGGTCAGCGGTCAGCTGATCGTGGTCCGCGATGGCGTCCACATCCTCGTCGGCAAGAACGTCCAGGGCGTGCTGATCGTCGAGGAGACCGCCGAGGCTATCGCTGTCGCCGCTGAGGTCGGCATCAAGGTTGTGGCCGCGGACGATGACGACGGTCAACCGAAAACCCATCACGTCCACCTCGATGACAAGGTCGAGACCAAGGACAGCATGGGCGGCAAGAAGTAGTCGATGAGTTCGATCCGGCTCCTGGGGTTCGACGGGCTGGTCCCGCGGCTGTCGCCCACGCTGCTGGACCAGACGATGGCGCAGGTCGCGTCGAACGTGAAGCTCTACAGTAAGGAGCTTCGCTATTGGCGCGGCCCGCTGCTGACGTACTCCCCGCCGCCGAACAACTACCAGACGCTCTACCGGCTGTTCAATTCGGCCGGTGCGAGCGTCTTCCTGTTGTGGCTGACGGACGTGGACGTGGCCCCCAGCCCGGTGGCCGACACCACCGAGAGCCGCATCTACTACACCGGCGACGGCAAGCCGAAGAAGACCAACTACGCCATGGCGACCAGCGGGGCTGAGCCCTATCCGTCCGCCTGGATGGACATGGGCGTGCCGACGCCGACAGGTCCGCCGCAGCTGAGCGTCGTCACCGACGGCACTGGCACGTTGGAGACGCGTGGCTACGTCTACACCCTGGTCTCGACCTTCGGTGCGGTGAAGTCTGAGAGCGCGCCGTCCCCGCCCGGTAGGCATTCGCCGTTCGGTGCGACCGATCAGAACATCGACGTCCACCCCCTGGGTGCGACCGTCAGGATCACCGGCTTCACCGGCTGGACCGATGGCCCGCAGCAGAACGTCACCGCCATCCGCATCTACCGCACGGTCGTCGGCGCGAGCTCGGTGGGCTACGAGTTCGTCGATGAAATCCCCCACGTCCCGGGCGGGTCCGGCGGAGAGGTTTACGACGACAGCAAGACTGTCGCCCAGCTGGGCGAGAACCTTGGCACGATCGGCTGGGTCGGACCGCCGGATGCTCTGTTGGGACTGGTCGGCCTGCCGGGCGGCGCGCTGGCCGGGTTCGTCGGGAACACGGTCTACTTCTCCGAGCCCTATCAGCCGCACGCGTGGCCGCTGGCCTACGCCATCACCATCCCCTCGGCGAAGATCGTCGGGCTGGCCACCTCCGGCTCGGACGTGGTGGTGATGACCGACACCCAGCCGTACATCATCCACGGCGGCGACCCCGGCAACATGTACGTCGAGAAGGTCCCGCTGATGGAGCCGTGCGTGGCCAAGCGCACGATCGCCTCCGACGAGGACGGCGTGGTCTACGCCAGCCCCAACGGGCTGATCTCGATCTCCCCGGCCGGGCGCGGCGTGGTGACCACCAACCTGTTCACCGCCGACGAATGGCGGCCGCTGCACCCGGAGACCATGGTCGCCGAGGTCATGCAGGGTCGCTACTTCGGGGTGTTTCCCGAGCAGACCCCGCCGCGCGCCCTGCTGCTCAGCCGCACCGATCCGCCCGCGCTCAGCTTCTTGGACTTGCCCGCCACCACGCTGCACGTCGACGCCAGGAACGCGCAGATGTTCTACGTCCACGACAGCACCGATCCGGCGAGCTACTCCAAGGTCTTCCAGCTGGATGCCGTCGAGGCGGCCCCCCTGCCCTATACATGGCGGTCCAAGCGGTTCTTCGTCGATCAGGCGCAGACGTTCAGCCTGATGCGCCTCGACGCCGACTACGGGCAGGTGCAGGACGAGGCGGCCTACAACGCAGCCCTGGCCGCCGCGACCGCGGCCAATGCTGCGGCATATCCCAACCCGCTGCTGGGAGCGATCGACGACACGGCGCTGAACACCTGGGAGATCAACGGCAGCACCCTGATCAACATGCCGTCCCTGGCTTCGGCGCGCACCGTGCAAGTGGTGATCCACTGCGATCAGGACGCCGCGATCGTGAGCCTGCGGCCGACCAGCCTGGACCCGATCCGGGTGCCGCCGTTCAAGGCCCGGCATCTCGAGTTCTCGCTCATGGGCAACATCAACGTCCGCTCGCTCCATCTGGCGACCACGATGGAGGAGCTTAAGGGCTCATGAGCGTCGCCCTCCCCGACGTCCCCGTCCTGCCGAACCCCGGCCTCTCAGAGCTCCTGCAGGCCATGCGGAGGCAGATGCTGGACATCGGCAGCCGGATGGACGCCTTCGACGCCAGCGGGGCATCTGGGGCTGCTGACGGGGCCAGTGGAAAGCGAGACCCCAAGAGCTTCGTCCTCGACTACGGCGGGGTGGGCGACGGGGCGGCGAACAACGACGCGGCGCTGGCCGCCTACCAGTCCGACGCCACGGCCAAGGACGTCTACGTCCCGCCCGGCGACTACGTCACCACCCAGCCCAAGTCGGCGCTGACCAAGCACTACGAGGGCCGAGGCGTCTTCCTCGTCACGGCCGCCGCCGTTCCGGCCGACTTCGGCTACATGGCGGCCAAGCCGTCAACGTGGCCGGTGCAGGGGGACGCGGGCTGGTTCCGCGGCGACCAGTGGTTCACCGACGGCGGCGAGTGGAAGGTCATCGGCGCGGGCGTCCGCACCTACGACCTGAACCAGCGGTACTTTGAGAGCAACGTCATCCCGCACCACCACTGGCTGGACGTGGAGAGCGGCAACTCCGGCATCGCCGGGTACATCACCGGCGGCGGCGCGGCCAACTACGTCTTCATGGACGCGGTGGCCTCGGCGGAGTGGGTCGGCAAGCAGTGTCAGATCAAGCAGGGGTTCGGCGGTGCGGTGCTGGGCGGGCCGTTCACGGTCCAGTCGGTGGCCGGGAGCCAAGTCTTCTTCACCGCCAACCACGGCCTGAGCCTGACGTGGGCTCCCCCCGGCAACGCCCCCAGCCTGTGCTTCGGCCTGCGCTCGTGGGCGGGCGTGCGCTACATCCGGGTCCGCGCCCGGGCGGGCGGCGACATCTACGGCGACATCGTCCGGGTGCAGATCGAGTACAACCCGAAGCCCACCGAGCTTAGCCACGTCTTCAACACCATGACGGGGGCGCAGTACGGCGGCTCCATCGACTTCAAGGCGGGCACCAGCGGCACCTACTGCACAGGATGGGAGAGCCAGTACAATGCCCTGGCTGGTGACGGTGCGCCGGACGTCTGCGTGCGCGTCAAGGTCGACAGCTGCGTGCGCGACAGCGACCGGTCAGACGGCGGCGGCCGCTCGTGGACCGGCAACTACATGGCCTCCACCGGCCAGCGGCCCTGCGACGCGGCCAACGTGGTGGTCGGGTTCTGGCGGCGAGGCTTCGACACGGTCCCCGCGACGCTAATGGAGGGGTCCTATCTGGTCGACCCGACCGTGGTCGGCGCGGCCAACGTCAACGTCAAGTGGGCCGCCGGGGCGCGCATCGGTCACCAGATCATCATCGGCGGCGTGGCCGCCACCATCATCGGGCTGGGGCCGGGCAACATCATCAACTTCTCCCCGGCCCTGACCGTGGCGATGCCGAAGAATACCATCGTCGACTTCCCCGACGGCGGCGTCGCGCTCCACATGGCGAAGAACCAGTGGATCAACTTCGACGGCCGCCAGACCAGCACCGGTCGTAGCGGCGACCCCTACGGCCTGTTCCCCACCGGCTGGGGCAACGAGACCGGAGCCATCTGGGCGGGCGCGGAGGCCGACGGCCCCGACACCGCGCTGGCCTTCTACAACGGCACGACCCGAGTGCGGGTGCGCACCACCGGCATGACCTGCAACGGCGACATCCTGGCGGCCAAGACGGTCCAGGCCGGGGCGGACTTGCTGACCGGGTCCTCGTCGGCTAACCCCAACTTCGCGGGGGCGGTTGTGTTTGGCTCCGGCAGCGGCAACTACATCGTCTACAACAATGCTACAGCGAAGTATGAATTCTATGTCGGAACCGTCAAGGTCGCCCAACTCCCCTGATCATGGAGGTTTGGTTCGCGAGGCGATCGAAGGCCAGATCGGGATGCTCACATGTCAGGTGATCGACCTGAACGTCAGGCTGCGGGTGATGCAGGACGAGATGGTCCGCATGGACGCCGTCATCACCGAGCGCGACGCCGAAATCGCCCTGCTCAAAAAGGTCGCCCCGAAGGCGTGACCTGGGAGGTCGTGGCCGACGCGGATGCGGGCTACGAGTTCATTACCCGGTACTATGACATTGCCCGCACGCAGCAGTTCCGTGCCATCTGCCAGAAGAAGAACGGGGTGATCGTCGCCGCGGTTGGCTACGACGAGTGCAACGGCTCGAACATCTTCTGTCACATTGCTTCGGACGGGTCGAAGCGGTGGATGAACCGCTGGTATCTGCACGAAATCTTCAAGTTCCCGTTCGTCACCATTGGGTGCGAGCGCATCACCCTGTGGATCGACGCGACCAACCTCGACAGTATCCGGTTCGTCACCAATCTTGGGTTCAAGCGCGAGGCGGTGCTAGAGAAGGCGGGACGTGATTGCCACGACGTGCTGATCTACCGGATGTTCCGGCGGGAGTGCCGCTATGCGTGACCGGTACTACTCCAAGAAGGACACGAAGGGGCAGTACGATCCGCAGGTCGGCGCAGCCGCGGCTGCGAACACCGCCGTCGCCCAGAAGTCCGAGCAGTGGAACGAGGACTTCTTCAAGCAATACGTCGCCCCGGCGCTGCAGCAGAGCATCGAGGAAAGCAAGGTCAACCTCGGTCGCCAGGGCGAACTGTTCGACCTGAACATGTCGCAAGCCAAGCTGCAGGATGAGCGGTATCGCAAACTCGGTATCCCCGCCGAGGACGCCTACTACAAGATGGTCAGCGACTACTCCGCGCCCGAGGAGCAGGAGCGGCAGGCGCAGGCGGCGCTCGGCGACCAGCGCACCGCGCAGCAAGTCCAGCAGCAACAGATGCAGCGCCGGTTCTCCGGTCTCGGCATTGACCCCACCAGCCCGGCCGCCCTGTCGGCGCAGAGCGACGTGGCCGTGCAGAATGCCGCTGCCGATGCCGCGGCCGCGACCCGGGCGCGGGCCGCGGCCAAGACGCTTGGCATGTCACTGACCAGTGACGCTGCCAACTTCGGCCGCGGCGGCCAGTCGGGCATCCTGCAGTTCGGCGGTGCGGCGGGTGGGGCGTCCAGCGCCGCCTTGAGCGGCGCGAACCAAACGTCGCAGGTCGCTCCCGGCGGTGCGGCCAACGTGAACACCGGCCTGGGTCTCGCTCAGAAGGCGTATGGCTCGAACATCGACGCCTACACCTCGCTCAACAACACCTCGATCGCGCACGCGGGTGACGCAGCGGCGGGCATGGGCAAGCTGGCCGGGCAGATTGGAGGGGCGCTTCTGGCCCCGATGACCGGGGGAGGGTCCACGGTCCTGTCCTCGCTATTCACCGGGTCCGACCGGAGGATCAAGAAGCACGCCAAGAAGATCGCCACCCTGGCCCACGACATCGGCATGTGGACCTTCCGCTACATCTGGGAGGCCAACGATGCGCCGCTGCGGCGCGGGTACATGGCCGACGAAGTCGAGCCGATCTTCCCTGATGCGGTGATGGTCGGGCCGGGCGGCTACAAGATGGTCGACTACAGCAAGGTGCTGGTCTGATGCCCTTTAGCTGGGGAAGCTTTGCCGGTGGCGCAGCCGAAGGGCTGCAGGCTGCTGAGGAGATCAAGAACAAGCAGGTCGCGCGTCGAGCGCAACAGCAGCAGATCGACGCTCAACAGCAGGCGTTGGATGACGCGGGTCGTGCGAAGGCGGTCGGGCTGGCGATCCCGCAGGTGGGCGCTGTCCTGCCTCAGGGCTACGATCAGCAGACCGCGATGCAGCAGGCCGCCGCCGCCTACGATGCGAAGATTGCGGCTGAGCGCGGCGAGCAGGCTCGCTCTCCGATCGCGCGGGTAATGTCGGCGCTCACCCGACCGAAGGTGGCTGTCACCGCGTCGTCTGCAGGCGTGGGTATGCCGTTCCTTCCGGGGGTTCCGACGAATGGCACGGCCCCCGCAGCCCCCGCCGCCCCCTCCCCGACAGCGGTTGCGCCGACCACGCCGCTGCCGGTTGGCCAGGACACCAGCGCCGCCGAGCAGATCACCGGTGCTGCGCCGCCTGCGCCTGCGCCAGCCGCGCCCGCTGCGCCGCCGCAGCGCAAGCAAACCTTGGAAGATGGGTACAAGGCCATCGCCTACCAGCTGACCATCAAGGGCGACACCAAGGGCGCGATGGAGGCGATGGAGAAGGCCGGTCAGCTGCACACCAACGACGTGCTTAAGTCGCTGCGCGGTGCGACCCCGGCTGCGATGAGCCGGGTGTTCACGGAGGTCCAGAAAGAGCCGCGCGACGTGGTCGAGAAGGACGGCAAGTACGAAATCCACGACGCCAGCGGAAAGCTGATCCACACCTACGGGTCGTTCGAGGAGATGTTCGGTGACGTGAAGGCGACCCTCGACGCGGACCCGACGATCGGGGTCGGCATGGTGATGAACGCTCAGCGCGAGGCGCGTGATCAAGCAAAGGCTGTCGCCGACATCAGGAGCGCCAACGCGTCCGCGAAAAAGGCCGAGGAAGAAGCCAAGTACGTGGGGCCGGAGGCGGAAGCCCGCATCGGCCTGCAGAAGGGGCAGACCGCTGAGGCGTATGCGGCTGCTGGTGCGTCTCGTGCGTCAGCCGCGCATTCCGCAGCCGCCGCGAAGCGCGAGGAGGCGCTGTTCGGCTACCAGCTGAGCGACCTGCAGCGGGACAAGAAGGCGCGGGACATCCTCGACACCCCCAGCAACGCGATCACCCAGCCGGATCAGTGGGAGTGGGCGTCGACGGTTCGGCAGGAAAAGGTCCCGGGTCTCAAGACGTCGAACGAGCGCGTGGACGACCAGGGCAATGTCATCCGCGAGCAGGGCAACAGATGGCAGGAGGCGGGAGGCGACTACCGGAAAGCTTTTGCCAATGATCAGCTTGTCAGGGACGGGCGAGTGAAGATCGCCACCAAGGACGGGAAACCCATCTTCACCTACCAGCAGAAGGGTGGTGGGTGGGCGATGACCTCGGACCCCGACGAGGCCCTGCATGAGGCGCACAAGGCGTGGGGAGGGCAGGCCCCGGCCGCACCTGCGGCCGCTGGTCGTCGGCCAGCTGCGGCCGCTGCACCGGCTGCACCGAGGCTCACAGAGGACCAGCAGTATGCGGCTGACAGGGCTGCTCTCGCTGAATTTCGCAAGACCAATCCGACGGGTCGAATTCCCGGCAACCTTGTCTCGGCGGCGATGGTCGAGCCGGAACAGCGGGAAGCGAGAAAGGCTGCGGCCGCGCGGCAAATCGCGCAGGAAGACGCGGACCTGATCGCCTTCCGCAAGCTCCACCCCGGGGGCCGTCTCCCGGGTAATCTTATCGGGGCGGCCCAGCGTCAGGGCCTGGGCGTGCGCTGATGCGGGGCTGGCGCGAGGCGGGTTTCGACCAGGACCCCGACACCTTGCCGATCTATGGACGATCGTCTGCAGCGGCCACGCCGCAACGGCCTGCCGCGGCGACGTCGACATTCGACTGGCGGAAAGCCGGGTTCGACGAAGACCCCAACACGCTGCCGGTCTACGGCGCGTCGACGGCGACACCCGCGGCTCCTCCTCCTCGACCCAAGTCCACCCTGGTCGGTAGCGCGATCCGCGGCACCGGGCAGGTGCTGTCGGCGGCCGGGCGCGCGGCGCAGGATATCGGCCTGCCGACCAAGGGCATCGAGGACTACGGCACGCGTCTTCAGGAAGAACACCCCGCCGACGTCAACACCCTGAGCGATGTCATCCACCACCCGATCCAGACCATCAAGGAGACGGCCGGGGAGCTTGCCCCGCAGATCGGCCTAAACCTTGCCGGGGCGTTTGCGGGCGCGCGAGCGGGCGGCGCGCTGGGTGCGCTGGCCGGTGAGGGTGTTGGTGCTGTCCCAGGCGCACTCGTCGGTGGCCTGATCGGTGGCTTCGCGCCGAACTTCGTTCAGGAGTACGGCGGCATCCGCCAGACCCAGGACCAGACTGGCGTCGACGACAAGGGCCGGGCGCTGGTGACGGGGGCGGCGGCCGCGGCCGTCGACCTGCTCGAACCCGAAACCATGGTCCCGCGCAAGATCGTCACCAAGGGACTTGAGGCGGTCGAGAAGAAGGGCCTCAAGCAGGTCGGCAAGGCGGCGCTCAAGGGCGCTGCGATGGAGGCGGCGGGCGAGACGGTGCAGACCGGCCTCGAACGCGTCGGCGCGGATCAGGACCTGCTGGGTGCGGACGCGGGCAACGACTACGCGCTCTCGGCGATCAAGGGCGCGATCGGCGGCGGCGCTATCGGCGCGGTCGGCCACGTCATTGCGCCGCACAAGGCCGAGACCCCAGCTGCGCAACCCGGCAACGACCAGTCCGAAACTGCGCCGATGGTGGACACGGCATCGGACGCTACGGCGGCCGCGGCTCCGGCGGCCGCCGCCCCGGCGCGAGCTCCCTATGGCCCACCCGCCCCGCTCGGCGCGTCCACCGCCACTCCCCTGGCCGAACAACTCGAGACCCATCTCAAGGCGGCGGCCGATGTGGCTCCCGGTGCGCCTGCGCCGGAGAGCGTCACGACCCTGGCCGTGGCCATCTCGGAGGGTGGCGACAGCGCGGCGACCGCGCTCGCGGACGAGCGCAAGAGCATCGACGCCGACCACGCCGACCTGTTGAAGAACGCCGCGGACCTTCCTCAGCCGGAACAGAACAGCCGACTGGCCGAACTGGCGACGCGGGAGAAGGTGCTGGTCGCCGCGCAGGACGCCGCCGCCCAGCTGGCGCAATCGCGCAGCCCGACCCTGGTCACCCAGCCGGGCCAACCTGCGCCCGTCGTCCCGAACATCCCCGGGCCTACCGGGCTGGTCGCATCCCAGACCACCCTGGCCGATCAGCTGCGCCAGGAGGAGGCCAACGAGAAGTCCGCCAGCAGTCAGGCCGAGACGGCGCAGTACCAGCGGCAGCGGTCGAAGGTTGAGCGCAAGCTGCGCATCGCCAGCCTGCAGCGGCTGGCCAAGGACCCGAGCGTCAGTGACCTGCAGGGGGCGTTCCTGGCGCACCTCGACAAGGTGGGCTTCTCGACCGACCTCTCGGCCGAGGAGCGGGCGACCATCGCCGATCAGCAGACCCACAAGGATCGCGAGGCGGCGCAGCAGGCGATCGAGGATCAGAAGGCCCGGCTGGACGAGGCCATGAAAGAGCATGAGGCGCTGCAGGAGCAGGACACCACGCTCGGTGTGAAGGAGGCCAAGCCGCGCGCTGAGGCCGCGCCCGCCGTCGCCGCTGAGCCGGTCGTCGCACCGCAGGCTGAGGCCGCCCCGGTCGCTGCCGCCGCCCCGGCCGCCGCGCCTGCGCCGGTCGACCTCGACAAGGCTGACATCAAGGCCCGCAGCGAGGCGCACATCACGCGTCGCGAGCTTGGGTCGACGACGGAGAAGTGGTTCCGCGAGGGCGTGAAGTCGGCCCAGAAGGAGCCGTTCGAGGCCCCGCCCAAAGACAAGCCGGAACTGGTCGGCCACTTCCAGAAGGGCGTCGACTTCGTCAAGGAGGAGCAGGAGCACCTCGACAACCGCCGCGCCCTGGAAGCGCAAGGCGTGGTCAGCAGGCCGACCCGCGAGCAGGGCATCGCCGCTGGCCTCAAGCAGAAGGGCGAGGCGCGTGCCGCGCGCAAGGCCGCCAAGCGCGAGGCCGTGGTCAAGGCGCGCAAGCCGGTGGCGAAGAAGGTCCTGAGCGCGGCGACCAAGACGGCGGTCGAGGCCAAGCCCACGCCGAAGCCTGCGCCTAAGCCGGTGGTGGCGAAGAAGGCGCAGCCCGCGGCCGCCAAGAAGGCGGTCGAGGCGAAGCCGAAACCCAAGGCCGAGGCGAAGCCGAAGCCCGCCCCGAAGCCCAAGGCCGCTGTCGTCGTGGCCGCGCCCGCGCCCGCGCCTGTCGTCTCCGAGGCCGACAAGGCCGATGCGCAGGCCCGCAAGAAGTTCAAGTCGGACGTGGACTACGAGGTCGGCAAGACGATCAGCGCCTTCCAGGCGCAGAAGCTGAACATGCTGGCCGAGGCCACGAGCGTCGACGGCACCAGCGAGGACGGCAAGCCCACGGTCTTCCCGACCGACGTGCTGCGTCCCTCCCTGGAAGCTGCGCAGGCCGAGTACGTCAAGGCTGGCCGCAACGCCAACGAGCTTGGTCGCGGCGAGACTTTCCCGGTCTTCCTGGGCAAGGCGACTACGGCTGTGAAGGCCCAGCAGCTGACCCGCCGTGGCCTGCTGCGCGGTACGCCGGGCATGCTCGCCGCCGGGCTGGCCTCAGTGAAGGCCGAAGCCCGCACCGCTGTCTCGAACAACACGGCTGTGACGCAGGCCCTCAAGAGCGGCGGCCTGCACCAGACCGTCCAGGCCATCGCCGACACCACGAAGAACCCCGCCTACCGCGTACTGGCCAAGGCGATGCTGCTGGGCGGCTTCGCCAACGGCGCGCGGATCGAAGTCTGGGATATGGGCGACGACCCGCTCACCATGACGGGCGTCACCGACACCGGCACCGGCCACGTCAAGGTGTTCCACACCACCAAGGGCGGCACCGGGCTGAGCGAGGAGACCATCCTGCACGAGGCGCTGCACTCGTGGGTGGCCGCCCGCTACAAGGACATGAACGGCTATCGGGTCGGACCGACGGCCACGCCGACCGACCAGTTCATCAAGACTTTCGACGAACTGCACCAGCAGTTCAGGAAGATGATGCACGCCAAGTTCCCGGACATGATCGACCGGAACAGCGACAAGGTCGCGTGGTGGGCGCACTTCGCCGCCGGGGATGTGGACGAGTTCTTCGTCCGCGCCTTCACCCAGCCGGAACTGCAGGACTTCCTGCGCACGCACAACATGGCGGGCGACAGGATCGGCGCGGCCAACCCCACGTCGATCTGGGCCAAGCTGGTGCAGATGATCCGCAACCTGTTCGGGCTCAAGCCGCCGACCTCGATCCTCGACAAGGCCATGGACGCCGGGTGGGCGGTGATCAAGTCGGGCACCCTGGATGCGCCGCGGGCGCTCAGCGCGATCGAGGATCAGGACTGGCACAACTACGCCCGCGACGAGGGCGGGCGGCAGATGTTCAGGCGAGACCAGCCGGAGGCCGCCCAGGTCAGGGAGGGAACGGAGCCCGGCAAGACCAAGGCGATGATGGTCGGCCAGAACGCGGCGACCAAGGACTTGGACGCGCTCGACAAGGCCGTCGAGTTTCTCACGAAGGCCGGAGCGACGCCCGAGAACTACGAGGCCGCGCGTCGCCAGTTCGGCTGGCACTTCGACACCCGCGACCGGATGTGGAAGTTCGAGATCGACGACAGCGGGATGCGCTTCAAGACCCCGTTCGGCAGCTGGCCGATGTCAGGTGCGAAACTGGGCGACCTCGTCAAGCATCCGGCGCTCATCGCCGCCTACCCCGATCTCGCCAACGTCAACGTCAAGGTGGTCCCCGGCACCCGCGACGCCAGCTACCTGCAGTCCACCAACACCATCACGATCGGGGCGAAGATCGACAGCCCGATGAAGGCGCTGGTTCACGAACTGCAACACGTCGTGCAGACGGTGGAGGGCTTTGCGCGCGGCGGCTCGCCCATGTCCCGCGACATGACCAACCCCAAGAACCTCGACAAAATCCAGGCGTACTACGAGCGCATCCGCGGCGAGGTTAAGCAGTACGAGAGCTTCGCCCCTGAGCACGCCAAGCAGCTGATGCTGAAGATCGACAACAAGCTGGGCGATATCAAGGAACTGCGCCATCCCGACAGCGACGAATACAAGGCCGCCAAGGAGCTCAAGGATGCCGAGTACGGGGTGCGCTACACTGAGATCGCACTTGAGAAGTTGAAGCAGAAGCCGCAGGGCGAACTGCCCGCAGACACGGCGTCGCGGCAGGCGCTCATCGCCCACGCCGAGGACGTGCTGCAGCAGGAGAACGCCCGGGTCGAGAAAGCCGTCAAGGACCTGAACGCCATGGGGTCCTACCTCTCCATCCGCGACACGATGTACGACATGATGGCGGGCGAGGTGGAGGCGCGCACGGCTGAGGACCGGCTGCACATGACGGCCGACCAGCGCCGCGCCACGTCGCTGGAAAGCCACTCCGTCTATCGGCCGGAGGAACAGGCCGTCACCTACGTCTCTGGGGGTCAGGCGCTGCGCCTCAAGTACAGCCGCATGTCGGCCGACGAGACCAACGACCGGGTAACCGGCAACCCGCCGCCGATCCCGCCGACCGGCCCGCTCAGCACGTCGCCGGACCCCGCTGGCCTGCCGCCGCGGATGACCACGCCGGAGGCGATCAAGGTCCGCAGCGCCGTCCACCA